ACCCTAGCTATAAAACACTGTCATTGCCGTGATATTAGTTTCCACCGAAACATAAATATCAGACACGCGGATACCCTCATCCGGTATGTTTATTGAGTGCGAGTCATCCTGCTTGAAATCAATGTCCAGAACCGTGGCCCCGCCATTACCATCAGTAATAGTGAGACGACCTGCTCCAACATCGTCAGTCAAGACCTGTATTTGACGTATACGCGCAGGACCAACTCCGGCAGAGCCGACGGCAGTTAGCCGTTTACTTTTGACATCTGATCCGGCCATGAGTCACCTCTTACGCAAGGTTAGCATTTTGGATGTACATCACAGTTACATCCGCAACACCCGCTGTACCATCTTCGTCGGTGGCAGAGAAAGTAGAGATAACTTGGATATCTGTAGTGCCAACATCCGTAGAAACAGACGTCATAGCGTCACTAAAAGTAACCCCCGCCGCCTGTACGCTAGTTGCACCCAAGAAAGCATTGGGATCGCCTGAAGTACCGACTTGAACTGTTGAAGCGGTGCCATCGTCGTTAGCCGTAGTAACGTTCAAAACCACTGCAATGATCTTAGAATTAGCCGGGATAGTAGCAACCGTAGTGGTCTGACCGTCAGCACCTGTAGCTGCGATAACCGCCGCTTGCGCCATAGTCACAAAACCAGTGTTGGCAACATCTGTGCCAACCGTGCTTCCAGTTGTATTGCGGATAGTACCGGCCTTAATGGGGCCAGAAAAAGTAGTATTAGCCATGTGGTTCTCCTGTCGTGGCTAGTGTCAGTCACGGGATGTGACTGTCAGGAATTTGTGTACGATACGATAAAAAAAGGGGCGGCACAAGCCACCCCTTTCTCCACACCATTTAGGTGATTAAGCGCCTTCGGTTCCGAAAACCGCTCTCCAATCAGAGACGCCGAAGCTGTATCGCTCACGGGCCTTGAAGCGCATGTTTCCAGTATCAAAGTCACCTTCCATGCCAGTCTTGATGGCAGTACGCTGGAACAGCTTGAAGCCGTTAGGAGCGTCTGTCTTGATGAAGAAGGCATCTGTATCGGTGAGGAAGTGGTTAACCACCGCACCGTCAGGGAGCATTCCCATAGACTTCATGGCGTTCAGATCGTTGTCCGCAGTGCCGGAACGCAGATTAGAGTTGATTACTCGCTCTGCAATAAATTGCAGTTCTTTAGGAATAATCAGCTTCATGCCACGTACCGCAATCTTCAGACCACGTTCGTCAGTCAAACCAGCAATATCGATCAGCATCTGCTCAAGAGAAGTCTCGTTGAGGTCCGCTGCGGTAGTAAGCTGGTTACGCTGGTTTCCGCTCAAAGAAGGGTGAGCTGATGAACAAAGCGCAGCGCCATCGCCTACAGGGTAAGCGGTGTCAAAAGCGTTGTTCAATACAGAAGCAGCCTTGATTTGCTTGGTCTGTGACATAGACCGTGCCAGGGCACGGGTATATCGAGAGGCCAGCCTATCATACAGGTTGTCTTCTACAGCTTCTTCAGTGATGCTGAAAGCCAGAGCAATAGTCTCGTGAGTGTAACGAGCAGTGTAAGTTTCCTGCGCGTCGTCAAACGAGATTGATCCGCCTTCTGATTTAACTGGCGCAGTGCCAAAACCAGACAGCATCACTTCTTCTTCAAAGGCACGATCGGAGCTTTCGGTTTCGAAAATCTCAGCATGCTCGTTGTCGTATCGGTCGTATTCGAGCCCGAACAAGGCATTAAGGCCGGGTTCCAGCTCTTTCGCAAGTTGTGCGCGAGAAATAGCCATTGGTTAAACCCCCTTAAATGCCGGTAGAATCCGCGGTGGTTTGAGAATCAAACCGGCGGGTTCCAGCGTTAAAATGCGCGTTCAGACGAACCAACAGAGGTATACCAGCAGCGGTATAGTCACTGTTTGCTTCATCGTCCGCAATCCCAACAATACGCAGCGGTAATGTCGCAGTCACAGCAACGTTAGCTACGCTGGCAGCCGCACTGGAACGACCAGTGTCTGTGCTACCTGAACGAGCTGACGTGCCCAAGTCAGTATTTGAAAAGACTGTAGCCAACGCAGTCGCACGGTCAGTGAGACTTGCATCGCTTGCAACCTGAAAAATCTGATTTGGATTGTCTGCAACAAAAGCTTTAACAGGATAATTTGTATCCACGCTAACGCTTCCGCTACCAGGCCAATAGTTCAACCAAACCGGCTTCTTTTGAACCGAATCGTGGTACTGAACGCCCATTAGGACTCCAAGTGCCTGCGTGGTGCCACCAGCGGTGTCACCAGCTTGATCAATTACGCCCGCTGCCAAAGGGACAACGATTTCGTATTGATAAATGACATTTGTGTTGTTGGAGGCGATCTCATACTCGGTTACACCGGTAGAGTTTACACCTGCACCAACCAGCCCAACAGGACGCATACCATAGGCAGTTTCTTGATTTGCCATAGGAATATCTCCTTATTGGGGTGACCTACTACTCTTTTCGTGGGCCACCAAAAGTTACACGAGATTGACGATCAGGTTTATTGATCGCCATGCTTTCATGAGCATTTTCTCGCATCATATCGTGATCAACGGCATCCAAAAGGTCTTTACTCTTCCCTTGGAAGTATTCAGTCCTTTCTTGAACCGTTTCTAACGGTATACGAGCGAGAACCAATCCACCAACTCCAAACACACCTTCAAATTTACCTGATTCAATTACCGGGGCTTCAAAATCCGGGTATTCGTCTGATCTAACCAGCTCATACCCCTCTCTCAAACGAGCAGAAATGTTCTTACGGTCATCAAAACCACGAACTTCTGCTCTAATCCACCGGTGCTTGTACCCTTCGGGCGCAGGCGGTGCTTCGAGCATGGATGGGGGAGCCCAAGGCTTTCGCCGTTGCTCCTTCTCCCTAGTGTCATTAGCGCGAGAAGATCGATCTACGCCCTCAAAACCTACTTTCTTTTTCGTGGCCATAGTCATCTCCTATTTGACATATTTCGCGTATTCTTCTAGCGGCACACCCAATTTTTTAGCTATAGCAACCTGGCTGGGCGTGAGTTTTTTCCTGGTATTGCGTCCTGATTTAGCACTCGCCGTTGAACGGGAGTTGCCCGCAACGTTCTGAACGGGACGTTTGCTGGGACTTTCTGAGAATTTATGCGGAAACTCAGTCCGTATACGATCATCCAGCTCACTATAATACTCATCGCTTTTAGGGTCAAACCCTTCATCTTCAACAAGTCTTTTGTGAATACCAAATGCCGCAAAAGTCATGGCTTCATCAGAACCAAACCAATCGTTTTTAGATGCCCAGTCCTCGGCTTTTGGATCAGGGCGTTGAGGCTGTGGAGCTTGTTGTGGCTGTTGCGGAACCTGCTGTTGATAGGCAGCCTGCTGCTGTGCCTGTCGCTCCTGTTGCTGTTTAGCCGTCTCATAACGGTCTTTGGCTACCGCTAATTGGCTTAATTTGCGCTGTGCCGCCACCGTGGCTTCGGTATCCGCACGATCTATCGCGGCCCTAAGCTCGTTTTCAACCTGCTGTTCTTCAATAGTCAGACGAGACCCATATTCCGTCATATAGCCCTTATCCAGGGACTCTACGCGCTGTTTTAAAGCGTCTGACTCGGTTTGAACTGATTTAGCGTAATTTAAAGCTTCTTCGCGTTGCCTTTCGGCCTCCCGCATCTTTTTGGTCAAACGATCTATGCGTTTCTGAACACCTGCCGTATATTTCTGGTGTTCATCGCTATCTTCATCGTCTTCAATGTCGGTTTCTTCAGAAGAAACATCCGAAGCCGATACCTCGACCTCCTGCTCCTCTTCATTATCACCCACATCTATATCTACGTTGCCGTCATCCGGTTCGTAGGCTTTTTCTTCCTTTTCTTCGGCCATGTTTACCCCTTAAAAGCTAATGATGTCTTCTGGATCAGATATAGTGGCCAAAATCTCGTCATCGTTAAGGATGCGGACTTCTCCACCGTCAATGCGGAACCTAGAACCGGCGTATCGAGCAAAAATTACCCAATCCTTTTCTTGGCACCACGCCCCGTCTGGGAACTTTGACGTGTCTTTGTATGCAAGAGGACCTTGCTTTAACACGTATCCGACAACGGTCTGTATTTGACCGTCGTCCAGGACTTGATCAGGGATGTAGATACCGCCCTCCGTTTGCGCTTTACCCCTGTAAGGAAGAATCAACATCCTCCAACCAGTAGGGGTTGGCATACGATCTAAAAGGGAGGAATCAGCTTTAGAAGGGTCTAAAACACGGTCTTTAGGGTCGACGTACATCTTGTCAACGCCTTCTTTATCCGTGGTTTCACGTGAAACGTCTTCTTCTTTCTTTTTGGCTTCCTCAGCTTCTTTATCTAGCTGATCCGCCAAGTAACCCGGCACTTCAATCATGCATACGCTCCTGTTGTTCTAGCAGGCCCGAGAGTTCCTGTTGAATGTAGTTTAAAGCGTCTAACTCCCCCATTAGTTGCTTGTATGCCTCTAAAGAGGTGACGCCGTTGTTTTCTAAAATGTCTAAAACCAAAGATTTACGTTCTTTGATCTTCTTCTGAACAAACTGCACTACGACTAAATCATCCATAACGTCTCCGTCCCATAAAGTCGTAGCGAATCTTATAACCGGTCCTCGTATTCTGCAACAGAAGGGATCGAACTTTCGTCACATAAAGCACGATTCCTTAAATGCGCCTCCTGAATAAGAGCCTTACTCTGACCAAAGTATTCAACGGCTAAGTGGTTTTTAACTAACTCCTCACAAAGCCATTTGTCATAACGCTTAAAATCTCCCATATAGCGACCATACTTGCCGCCCTTGTCTTTATAGGTTCTGAGCGTTACTACAGTGCCCACAGGCATGAAATCTTCTACAAACCTCTTCGCCAAGAGCCCGTATTTCTTTTCTTCCTTATCTCGGGTCCTAGATTCGGGTGCGTCAATTCCGTAAAGGCGAATACGCCCACGCTTACCACCCACAAAAGTATCAAAGCCAAGGTCCACCAAAACATCTACGGTGTCTCCATCTACGATTTTGACCACGGTAGCGGCGTACTCAAACATAACTGCCCGCTTTAATCATGTCTGTAAGCTCTAAAGCTCGCCCACCAACCTGCTTTGCCCACCTGGAATCCATAAACTCTACGGCGGCCTTGTCATAGTCCTGCTCGTCCATAGCCGCTATGGCGTTCTTAAATCCCCTAAAACGAGTTGCCCCAAGATTAAAAAAAATGTCCAAAATAGCGTCTCTACGAGCCCCTTCCAGGGTTCTAAACCAGACATACTCAGCACTAAGCTCTGCTTCACAACGATCTAAGTCGTTCTGTAACAGGAAATTAACCTCTTCTTCCGATAAACCAACCCCGTTTTCCGGGTCAATATTTCGCCCTATTCCAAGGG